CCATATTTGTAAACAACTCCATGAAACTTTCCCTTCTTAATTCCTATACATTGCATATCCTGATTTTTTGTAGTGATGTATGTGTACATCTCCTTAATATTATTCGACATAGTGTAGATAACCCCCCATGAAATATTTTGGTGTAGAGACTGATTTTGTTCCACGATGTAACCACGGCCACATTGGAGGAAAGATTACCATACTACCCTTTTTACAATCAGTGATTTTATTTTGATAATCAAACTCAGTCTTACCCTCTTCATTGTCAGACAAGTAAATAAACATCGCAAGGAATCTTTGTAGGTTTTTAAACGTGCGAACATCAACATGCCAACCAAACTCATCCTTTCCATTTGGCTTGTATCGTTTCATCTTAAATGGTTCAAACCCATGTTTGTGTGGAAAACAGTGTGGACTAAATTCTGACTTGTATAAATCAACATATTTTGTAAACACCTTTGCAAGAGTGTCAATGTCCTCTTTCCATGTATCTATATATTTCCACAAATGTAATTCATCAAATAAAACAGCACCTCTTTCATATGTGGTATCATCTATCTTTCTTAAATCTTTTGTGTTTCGTATGTGTTGTTGGTCTGGATTATCCTCAAACTTTTTTATCAATGAATCACAGTAATCTAAATCTACTGCGTTTTCATATACACGAATGAATGTTTCATGTTCCATACTTAAACTCTTTTCCAGCTGCCTCCTCAAGTAAGTCCATCACATCTTTTGTAAAATACTTTTCTGGATCGTTATTGATTGTCTTTGCGTATTGTTTTGTTCCATCTGGTAACTCAATACGAGTAGACACCTGTTTGAACATATTGTATTTTAACGCAAGGTCAAGTAATCCATAATACTTATCTAACCCCTTATTATAAGTCAAACGAACATCCACCATTTTATTTTCCTGTGTCAGTCTTGACTTGTGATTCTTACAGTGTATGATGTTACCGATTACCTCAGTGCCATCTTTTTCTTTTTTCTTTGAGAGGTATACGATAGATGAAGCTGCATACTTGAGTCCAGAACCACCACCCATTTCTTTTGTAGGGAACATTGAACCCACCACATCGTAAGTGTGATTTGTGATGACCATCGGTATCTTTGCTTTACCTAACTTGAGAGTCAACACTCTAAATGCAGCTTTTAATACTTGTGCACGTGTCATGTCTCTAGTTTCTTTACCCTCTGAAGTATCTTCAACTTCTTTTGTAGTAGACAACATACCCAATGAATCCAAACACATTAACATTGGACGTTTGTCTGCTTTCATAAGATAACTATCTAACACTTTAAGTGATTGTGTGCGGAACTCTTGAACCGTTGTGACAGGTAATATCACCATTCTCTCTGGATCAATGCCTCTGTCAATCACCATCTGTTTTGTAATTGCACTTTCTGACTCAAAGTATATAACACCAGCACTTGGATCACTGTCAAGAAAGTTCTTAACGATACCCATGAGAAAAAAAGTTTTACCAGTTGCACTCTCACCAGCAAGTGCAGTTATTTTATTTGCAGGTAGTCCACCATAAATTGAACCACTGAGTAATGCATTAAATACATATGAACCAGTATCAATAAATGTATCTACATCACCAGCCTCTACTCCATCACTAACAAGACTTGCATATTCATTACCTGTCTCTTTTATAATGTCTTTCAAAAAATCACTCATTCTATAAACTCCCTTTAGTGTTTGATTGCCAGAATACCAATAAACATATGATTCTGCCAAAATGGTTGAATGTGGTCAAAACCACCAGCAGTTTCAACCAAATTAAAAAGTTCTTTCCATGTATTTGGTTTCATCATACTTCTTAGTGTTTTCTCTTTTTCTAATATATCCTCTGTAGAAAAGTGTTTTTGTTTGTAATCATAATAATTAAATGTCATCATGTCTTGAATACGAGATGTATCAGATATAGTTTTTTCAGAAAGAAGTAATGCACCACCAGAACACATACCCATAGATATATCTTGAAGTAATCTTCTTCTGTCTCTCAAGGGCATAAACTGAAGCGTGAATAATGAAGTTACTAAAGAACAATTATCAAACTCATAATCACGAATATCATACTCTTTTTTGAACTCAAGAGAACAATCTGGATATTTACTTTTTATATTTTTCTCTCTTTTTTCTAAGTCCTTAGTAAATCCAGTTGCAATCTCAACACCAACATAGTTTGCGTTTGAAGCGTGAGTATTAGTGTCTATAATTAAATTTGTTAACTTACCTGTAGAACATCCAATGTCCACAACATTAGTGCCATCTTCAACAAAGTACCTTGACAAGTTCACAACATCCTCAAGAAGATGAGAGTAACCTCTAATTGAATGTTCTATGTGATCGTCAAATCCTTCCTCTCTGTGTGCAAATGTAAAATCAACCATTATGTATCTCCTTGTACGGTTTAAGAACTCTTTCATATATTGAGTCTGCAATAGCTTTCATCATAAGTGGCGGAACCATGCGACCCATACGTTCAGATTTTTGTTCCCATTTACCTGTTAATTTAAAATCATCTGGTAGTGACATGATACGTTGTGTCTCACAAAGTGTGAGTTTTCTCATCTCACTCCAATGTATACAACCACCAGACGCAGTAATTGTAGGACTAGGTTTATGTCTGGATATTCGTTTCATATTGAAGTGATGACCCTTTGGATGATAGTCACAACCAGTTAATACTTTATCTGGGTCAAGTGGCATTTTAGATGCAGTCACAAAGTGTGAACCTTTTGCAAACTTCTCTGTTAACATTTGTATTTCTTCTTCATTATATTCTAAGTCACTAAATGCGTCACCACAAGTTATCGCCTGTGAGAATTTCTCTGGAAAAATACCAGCAATATTCATGAATGTCATACCTACTGCAGTTGTAACATCTTCACGAACAGCAATAAATATTAATCTTTTTCTAGTCTGTGGAACTCCATAGTGTGATGAGTCTAAAATTTTAGAAGACACATCGTAACCAATTTTTTCAAATGCATTCGTTATCTTATTATAATATTCTTTTGCCTCACCCATAGTCAGACCTGCCACATTCTCTCCAACTATGACTCTAGGTTTTATATATTCTGCAACTCTAAGAAACTCAAAAAACAAGTCCTCAATATTTTCTACCTTTTTACCATCAGAGTAATTTTTGGTTTTACCAAAACCTTTTGAATGACCACCACCTTGAACAACTGAACCTGCCATAGAAAACGCACTACATGGTGGTGAACCATCTAAAATATCAACTTCTCCAATCCCAATCCCACCAGTGTCCAGTAGTTCCTGTCCTGTTAGTTGTTTAATGTCATCAGGTAAAATAGGTGTGTTAGGGAAATTCTCTGAATATGTATTACGTGCTTCTTGTACAAACTCATTTACACATAATATTTTACCACCTGCAAGACGATAACCTGTAGAACTGCCACCACCCCCTGCGAAGGTAGAGATTACTGTAAATTTATTTTGTGCAGATGCATCATATACATCTTGTAACTTATATGGGTAATATTCCATTATACCAATCCTTACATACGTCCATCATTCTTTTTCTATTGTTAAAATTTATCTCACTGTTATTTAGCAAAGTTTCAAACAACTTATCCACTCCACTTCCCAAATGTAAGTTTATATGTTTCTTAATTATACCAAACTTTTTCAGTTCTGTAAAGTCTTTTCTCACATAATATTTTTGCTCTGGCGTGTTAAGTTCTACCCAACTTTTACTCATTAACTCATTTCTAACTTTTGTGTCCAAGTATGGTGTGACATGAATTTTTTCATAACTTGTTGCAAGTCTAGTGTGTTCTTTCAAACCTGCACAATTACCATCTAAATAATCAACTCGGAACTCATTCCAGTTTAATCTTTTTTGATTGTGTTCCTTACAATACTTAACATATCTTTTTTTTGCCTTGTAACTAGAGTAACGCATCATCGCTTTTTTAGACGGCCCAAAGTATCCATCAGCACCCCAACCTGTGATAACATATTTTTCTTTTATCTCTGGATACACATACAAAAAAGGAAACACACACTCAAAGTGTGTTTTCTTTCTACAACGAAGTTCTACTAACTTGTGCCAATCCTCTATTAGATTTGTCTT